ATGATCCATCTTTACAATTAGACTTGCACAGACAAGAGTTGATTACAGAATGGCAACGTAGACAGCATGGTATTATTAATCAGTCTAAAGAATTGTACAACTGGGCAATAGAACACGGTATTGCAAAAGAACAGGCTCGTGCAGTCTTACCAGAAGGGTTGACTAAAACTCGTGTGATGATGAATGGCACGTTGCGTTCATGGGTTCACTATATAGAATTAAGGGGTGCGAATGGAACTCAAAAGGAGCATATGGAAATCGCACAGGCAGCCGCAAAAGAGATTGCCCAAATTTTCCCACTCATGGAGAAACTATAATGGAAAAATATATCAGAACCAGAATAGAGCAACTCAGTGACGATAGAGATAAAGCACACGATGAACACGACAAACAATGGTACACTCGTTGTATCCAAGAATTAGATTGGGTACTGATGATGGGTGAAAAGAAACCAAAACGAAATTGCAGTCAGGAGTATTTGAAAGAGAAACAAGCAAATATTCAATCTGATGCAACATCCTGGCCATTTAACATGAGTACACAATGGACTCAAGATATGACTGGCACAGGAAGTTATCTTACACTAGGTGATTATAAGGTAACTTACAAATAATTTATTTGCCCTAATATCCAAAAATGTATTGACAAATACAGGGTATTAGGGTATTATAAATACTATCATATAATGAATAATGTGAAATACTTAAACATACGCTAACATACATTAACATAAGGAGAAAATATATGTCTATTTCAGCGCTAAGAAACCAGAACTCTCTGGACAAACTTCTACAACAAGTCCAAAAGGACGAATCCCCATCAACTGAGAAAAAGTCATACGTTGACGAAAGACTTTGGAAGCCTCAGGTTGACAAGGCAGGTAACGGTTACGCAGTAATTAGGTTCTTGCCTGCACCAAAAGGTGAAGAGTTGCCATGGGTTCGTGTTTGGAATCATGCATTCCAAGGCCCAACTGGACAGTGGTTCATTGAGAACTCACTAACTACGTTGAACCAGAAAGACCCAGTGTCAGAGTACAACTCTGCATTGTGGAACTCTGGTGTTGAGAGTGATAAAGAAATCGCTCGTAAACAGAAGAGAAAGTTGCAGTATTACTCTAACGTCTATATTGTACAAGATTCTACTAACCCAGAAAACGAAGGCAAAGTAATGCTTTATCGTTATGGTAAGAAGATTTTTGACAAGTTGATGGAGACTATGCAGCCTGCATTTGAGGATGAAAAAGCAATCAACCCATTTGATTTATGGGAAGGTGCAAACTTCAAACTCAAGATTCGTAAGGTTGATGGTTACTGGAACTACGATAAGTCTGAGTTCGACTCTGTGACGCCTTTGAAGTCAACTGATGAGGAACTAGAATCAATCTGGAATGCAGAACATTCCCTTGCAGATTTTGTTGCTCCTTCTAACTTCAAATCATATGATGAGCTGAAAACTCGTTTGGATGCTGTTCTATCTGGTACGGTTGTTGCAGCTAAAACTGCAGCTGCAATGATTGAAGAGGATGAAACGCCCTTCACTCCTACGTTCAAGTCAGAACCAGCTCCAACACCAACTTCAGTTGATAATGAAGATGATGACGCAATGTCATATTTTGAAAAGTTGGCAAACGAATAGGTATAGTGGTAAAGTCCTTTGTGCAGTAAGTCTCTCTGAGTCGTAACACCACATAAAAAGACTACTAAATAGTAAAACGAGATGGAGGGCAGAGTGTCAAAACTCTGTCCTCTTTTCGTGTCATATTATGTTACTGTTCAAATTATTGACAAAGACTAAATGTCTTATAAATATTGTCGTAAGTATATTAGGGAGTAATACTTTGAAAAAATTCATAATGGCGCTGGGTATTTTACTATTATCTACTACTGGCGCCTTTGCACAAACCGTTGTCGAAACAACAACTGATAGTAAATCAGATGTTACGACATCTGGAAAAACTATAGTCATATCACCGCCACCTTCTGCAATCTCGCCGAGTGTAGGTTCATCGACTTCTGATCTTTGTATGTCAGGAGTATCAGGTGCAGTACAAACACAAATTCTTGGTGTGTCAACTGGTGAGATGGTAAGAGATGAGAATTGTGAACGTCTAAAGATTTCAAAGACGCTATATGATATGGGTATGAAAGTAGCAGCCGTATCAGTGCTTTGTCAAGATCGAAGAGTATATGATGCCATGGAGATGGCAGGAACACCTTGTCCATTCCTTGGTAAAATTGGGGAACAAGCAACAGATGAGTGGAAGAACAATCCTGGCCGTATTCCACCAGCAGAAGTAGTGAGGACACAAGAAGATGTTCAAGAACGTAATGCAAAAATTGGCGCTGGCATTGGCGGCCTTGCTTTGCTTTTGCTCCTACTCTAACGCACAGGTATCTACAGGGCCCGCCTCTGGACAAACTGGTAACATTCTAATAATAGGGAATGGGTGGACAGGCAACTTTAGTACTTGTACTCATAATGTAAACTGTTGGGCAGGAAGTACTGATACTGGTGATATTCACAATGCTCCAGCCGGAACTACTGGTAATGGTTCTACTTTCTACTGGAGCGGCACACAAGAAACCCTTACAAATACAATCGCAATAAACTCTGCACTTGCTGCCGCTGGTATACAAGTTGATGGTTTTGATTATGAGTGGGTATATAAGAATGGTAATGCAAACCATTTTTCTGGACAGCCAGGCGGTGGTGGAATAGACCCCTTTGAGATTGTTGTCAATGTCTATGATGCCAACGGTAACTTGTTTAAGACTTACAGGTATGACTACGGCACTAATTTTGCAAACTGGACATATGATACAGGTACAGAAGTATTCGGTACAAATTTCCTTGACCCCTCATTCTTTGGAAATGTAGAAGTACTTGTTACTGGACAGGACATCGCTGCACAGGCTGGTTATTGGGGGCCAGAGTTTAGAGCAGATGAATCTGGATTATATGTAAACTATTCTGCAAACCTTTGTTACAACAATCCTCTACATGACCCTTCATGTCCTGGCTATGCGAATGCTTTGTTTCAACAACAATGTACTGCAAATCCATTATTTGATTCCGCCTGTCCAGGCTATGCCGCCGCATATCTTATACAACAATGCACTGCAAATCCCTTGCATGACCCTGCCTGTCCTGGCTATGCAACTGCATATTACAATCAACAGTGTTCACTAGACCCTCTATATGATAAAGGTTGTACTGGACATTTGACTGCACAGTGTAATAAAAACCCTCTTTATGACCCTCAATGTCCTGGCTATGCGGCTGCTTATCTTGCAGACAGGTGTTTCTATGACCCTCTATATGATGTACAGTGTACAGGATACCAACAGGCATACTTTGATCAGCAGTGTGAGTTGGATAGTCAATACGACCAACTCTGCCCTGCATATCTCGACCCTGACCTTGTAGATTTAGGTGATGTTGACCCAGTTGAAGAAGTTCTATCTGAACCAGATATTCCAGTAGTTGCAGAACTAGACTTTACAAGTACAGTTAATGATTTTGATGGTGAGATAGTTGTAGAAGATCAACAGATAGTAGAAACTGTAGAAGTTGAAGATGGAGATGGTTTTCAACAAGTCGATGATAATATCGAAGGTGAAAAATTGCAGATGGAAGATGATATCGAAAAAGAGATTGCCGCACTAGAGAATGAGGCCGTTGAAGATGATACTGCACCTGATTTTGTAAAGGGTGATGCTAATCAAGAGGACGATATTGAGAAGGAACTTGCAGAATTAAAGAATAGTGAAAATTCAGATAACAAGAAAGATGCACCAAAACCAAAGACAAAGAACGAAAAGATAAAACTACTACTTGCTATGAAAGCAATAGAACTAACAAAAAAACTTGAGAAAGAAGTAAGTCTGGAACAGAATATGATAATGCAAAGACAACTACTTGCGTTGATTTCATATGTGCCAGGCTTTGATTATAATGAGAAGAAATTACCACAGACTAATTTCTATCCACCAAAACCAACAGTTGACCATGCCTATGCAAGGTGGTTCTTAAATGACCCTAATTTTGGTTTGATGGAAGATTCACACTATAATTTTAAATAGGAGAGAGAAATGGCAGAAATAGAATACGGTGGAATTAAAGTAGGGGGTTCTACACTTCTACTTGTTTTGCCACTAGTGGGAACAATTGGTGGTGGACTATGGGCTGGATTTGAGTTCTACAAAGACTACATGGATATGAAAGAACAAATCCAAAACTATGTTGCACCAGACTTGTCAGAGTTTGACAAACAACTTGCAGTTATCACAGAAGAGATGACACTTACCAGAGAAGAGGTAAAAATCATCAGAGATTCTATCGGTGAACAAGTAGACTTTATGCGTGATACCAAACACGACTTGCGTGGTGACTTGGTTCGTATGGAGAAGATACTGGACAAGGTTGAGAACGACATTGATGCAGTAGAAGATGAGGCACAGGCACTTATGGACAGAACCAAGACTGATGCTCGTAATATGATTAATGATGCAAACAATCGTTTCAATGATAAGGTATCTGGTTTGGAAGGTTATGTCAAACGAGAACTGACTTCACTTGAAGATGACCTTGATAGAAAATTGCAGAAGAGTTTGGATAACCCACTAGCGAATAGATAAATACTAGTGTGAGTTGAGAAGTCAAAAACATTATTCTTCATCATTTGTAACTAACTAAGGAAAATACAAATGATAGACCCAGTTACCGCTCTTGCTACAGCCTCGAGCGCATTTAATCTTATCAAAAAAGGTTTTTCTGTCGGCAGAGATGTTGAATCTATGGGAAAAGACCTTGGACGCTGGATGGGAGCAATGTCTGACCTGAAGAAGGCAGATGAATATGCTAAGAAACCGCCTTTGTTTAAAAAGATATTTGCAGCGGGTTCAGTAGAAGAAGAGGCCATGGCTGCCTTCATGGCGAAGAAGAAGGCAGAAGATATGCGTGACGAATTGCGACAAATGATTTCGATGACAAGAGGGCCGTCTGCATGGCAGGAGCTCATCAATATGGAAGCACAAATTCGTAAAGACAGACAGAGGGCAATCTATGATCAGAAAGAACGACAGAGAAAGTTCTTTGAATACAGTATTGCGGCACTATTAGTAATTATAACTTCTTGTTTTGTTGTATGGTTCGCTTGGTTCATTATGCAACATAAAGGTATGATTTAATGTTGTTGGTGTTTGTCTCTATATTTGTAATGATATTGATTGGCCTGTTGGGGTATCTGGTATGGATGGATGACCAGATATATAATCCACCATATATGCCTGAGACAGAAGCAGAAAGACACGTTAAAGAAATGAAATTAAGAATTCATAATGCAGAGTGGAAGTTTAAGAGAGAAATCGGTGAGGTATGATTCACGCATTCATGTTAATAGTTGTTATGGGAACAAATGAATTTAGAAAAGTAGAACCAAACTCTATGTACTTTAGAAGTATAACAACTTGTCTATGGTATGCAGAAAAAATTCCTAAGAGATATGGAAACTATGCTTGGGATTCATATGTTGACCCTAGAGATAGGGTTACTGCATATTGTAAACCTGTCAAGATAAAAGATGGTGAACACATCTACGATCACTAACCAGCAACTGCAGCTAATTGTGATGCAGAACTGTTATCTCTTGTCGCAACAGGTATAGGTGCAGATGCTCCTCCACTACTTCCACCACCAACATTATTCTGGTTGACAACAACTGTTGTAGCTGCATCGGCAGTAGCATCTTGCGCTCCAGCAGTTCCTTGTGCAACTGCCTGTCCAGTAGAACTGCCAACTGGTGCAAGATTAGGATTGCCATACATTTGTTTGTATTTGGCATCAGCAAACTTCAATTGTTTGCGTGGTTTTAAATTACTATATCCGGCATATATATCTTCATATTCTTCAGTTCCACGATATGCATATTGTCCTTGTCTATCTCCGTCTGATACCAGATATTCTTTCTGTCCAGAACCAGAGAATTCACCAGCACCATTTCTTTTGCTAATCTCTGCTCTAAGGACTCCTGCTGTATCTTCATCAATATCTTTATCATCTAAGATTGCTTGTAACTGTTTAGTAGTAGCCTTACCAATTAGATTAGCATTTACTTCAGAGTTGCCAATTAAGTCTTTGTCGTAAAGTCCTGTTGCCTTTGCTTGGTCTAAACCACTCATTCCTTTGAATTCATCAGAACTTTGATCTACCTCTTTACCAAACAGGAAGTCAACTACTGTCTCTGGTAGTATTCCACTTGCAAGTCCTCGTACATCAATATTTAATAAACTTTTGAAGAACTCACCAATCTTACCAAATGTTTCGATAACAAAATCAGAAAGACGGAATGGTTCGTTTGGATCACCAAATCCAAATATATCTTTGATTGCATTGACTGCCAAATTGATTGGTGCATATATTAAATCTGCAATACTACCAAATAAGTTAAGGAAGGCCTCGGCGCTAAAGTCACCAGAGAAAATTGCTTTAACAGAAGAAATTACATCACCCACAGTTTGTTTAATAAATTGGAACATTGCAAAATCACCAAATAAATCTTCTCCTAGTGCAAATATTTCTTTGATTTTGGTAATTACAGTGTCAACCATTCCAGTGATAAATGTTCTAAGACTGAAATCAGTTCCATCCTCAGTTGACCAACCAAAGATACCCATAATCCAATTTACTGCTGAATCAATGGGTGCAAAGATAATATCAAGAAGTCCACCTTCACCCACAATTCCATTCCACATAGATGTAAGTGTTCCTACAGGGTCAGTGAATAATCCAACAACACCATCGTATATTCCAACAAAGAAATCTTTAATACTGGCCAATGTATCAGTAACAAACTTACCTATAGAACCAAAGACTGAATCTGTTTCTTCTAAACCAAACAGTTTTGCAAACAAATTATAAACACCAGTGATTAGATTATCTATTGTATCAATAAAGAATGTTCCTAGACTTCCAATTAGAGTTGTAATACCACCAAGGATATCACCCTCTTGAAACTTTGTGATTGCGTCACCAACACCAGAAAACAGTTCTTTGATATTTTCAAACTGTCTGATAAACACATCTTTAACAATCTCAAATATAGGTTTCAGAACATTTTCATACAAACTTTGAATTGCTGGTACTATGTCATCCATGATGACTTTCTTAGTCTTTTCCCAATACTCACTATTCATAAATGCAATAAAGGCTGCAAGAGCGCCACCGATAAGAAGTTTACCTAATATACTTTTCAGTCCACCACCAAATGCAGATGCCTTATCTTTTATCGCTTTACCAAAAGAAGATGCAACACCCACAACTCCCCTTTCTACAGACTGAATACCATCTAATAGTGCAGTTTGTAATCTGAAATTTTTACGTTTATCTTCAACTGCTGCGGCTGCATTTTTTACACCAGCTTTTGCACCATCTGCCAATAGTTTTAAGGGAGCAAGAATTGTTAGAGCAGGATTATTTTTAAGAATTGTTTCTTTTTGTTCTTGAAGTAATCTTTTAGTTTCCTCACGACCTTGATAGTTTGCCGCAGACGCCTCTGTTCCTTGTGAAATCAGTTCTCGTGTGAGCTCTCTTCCATCTGCAAATGCCTTTTTAGTGACTTCAGTATTTTTTGCCATTGAGAGAGCATCTTCTGCCGCCCTCTTTTTGGATGCGGCAACAAGGGCAGAAAACCCTTCTGTCATGGTTTTAGTCAAACCTTTAAATTCTTTTTCGGTGTTACCCTTGTTGTCATCTTTTGCCATTTTATTTTACTTCTTTTTATCTACATATGCGTTTGCACCAAAATATGCGGCCACAAGAGCTGAGATGGCAACAAAATATGTTGGAGCAATATCACCTATAATTTTTGCAGTGTTTTCGTATCCTAACACTGATGTAATTAAGATGCCTGCTGGATATAACAACATACCCATCAATGCGAACCATGTCATCTTTCTCATAGCATCCCTACGAGCGTCTGCATCTTCTAGTTCTTTACGTTTAAATTCCAAATTCATCTCCATTTCTTCATGCGAAATGTGTCCATCACCATTACTATCAATTTTTTCTACGACCTCTGGATCGACTGTTACTGTTTTCTTCTCTGCCAACATCTCTCTCCTTTATAGTATTTATCTTTTATTCTGGTTATTCATCGCCCGTTGACGTTGTTTTGTTCTTTCATCGTCTAGATGTTGTAACAGCAGAGAAACGTATATCTCCCTCTCCCAAGGCAACATCATTTCAAGTTCGGTTAATGAATATTGATGATGTTGCATTAACTGGAAATTTAACCGATAGTAATTTTCCAGAGAATTATGAGAGAGGGCTACTAAAAAAAATCAGCCATTCCCTGTAGTACAACTTCACCGTCCACCCCTGTCTTGGGGTTCTTAACTTTAATCATGTGTTTGACTTTAGGCATAGTATTAAAGAATTCTTGAACCTTATCAAACTGGTCATGTGACATAGATTCAATAAAATCATTCAAATCCTCTTTGTCCATGTCTACCTTTTCATACACATTATTGCTATCATAAACCTGTCTAACACAAGACTTAATAACCTCAAAAGTTGATTCCATTTCATTTTCCAAATCTAATTCTTGTACAGAATTAACTTTTGGATAATCCATAATCAAACCAATTTCGTCAGTCAATCTAATATTGGTATCATGTCCAACTTCTTTATGACACTCAATCTTTGTCAAATCAACCTCTACTTGTACTTGTGTAGTATTGTCATCTGGACAAGTTACCATTAGTTTTACTATCTCTCCAACAGACTTTGCTCTTAGATTAATAAAGATATATTCTAAGTCAAAGATTGGTAATTTACTTGCATCGACTTTTTCAAACGTGCAAGATGTAATTACATCTTTAACTGCCCTCATAATATCATCTTGTTTTCCTGTTGATTGTGCTATCATCAGGGCCTTTTCTTCTTTTACAAGAAAAGGACGATATTCAACTTTTTCACCAGTTGAAGGAAGTGTCAATTCAAATTTCGCCGAGGCGAGTTTTGGTAATGCCATTATATTTCTCCTATTGCATTATTAAATTAAAAGGGGCCGGCAGTTGGATCAACTTCTAAACCACCATTTGCCGAAACATTTCTCCCTCTCTGCCTTAGTCTTGCACCAAGGTCTATTGATGGAGCGTATTTTTGATTTAGTACTTTACCACTCCCATCAATATGAGTATGCTCTTTGAAAACAAAATCAACACTGATTTGTCCTACTTCACCACTTTCTTGTGAATACTCTACTGCACCTATTGTTTTGGGATAACAGTCTTGTAATCGTATCCCAGCAGTTCTATCATTGTTTTTGTCTAACTGATAAACATCTATGGTTCTTTTATATTCATCATAATATTCCAAGTTATATGAATCTGGCTTGACAATCATATCCATCCAATTCATAAAGAAGGTTCTTTCAAAGTGTGTTGCCCCTAGATAGAAATTCATTGAGACACTTTCTGCATATGTTAATCCTTGAGCCATTTCGTAAGTCGGCCCATAGACATTTTCATTAGTTACAGTTCTTAGGTTCTTGCCGGGCATAGTCAAATTAACAACTTTGAATGATACAAATCTATCATCTGCAATATTTGGATTTGCCTCATACGGTGAGATAATCATTACCTCAAACCTGTTTAAGAATGCAGGGCCGCCCTTATCATAGAACTTTGAAATAAATTCTTGTAGTGCCATTATGGTCTCCTAGGCTGATTAACTATTCTTCTAGAATCAGCATATACTTTTGTTTCGCTTGCTCTAACAAATCTTTGTACTGGTAACAAAACTGCCACCATCATTTCTTCTGCATCAATTCTACGAAATGTTCCTCTGACATGATTTGCAAGATATCTCTTCACTGTTGGTTTTACAATTGGATTTCTTTTAATACGATTCCATGTCAAACGAATTCTTGTAGTTTCGTCCATTTTATCATTTGTTGCATATTCTTGTATTATGTTTAGTAACTTTAATCTCATAGGAATTGATAGGTAGTGAAAATTTAACCCAACAAATCCTTCATTTATGTTACCCCCACCAACAGGCTGTATAGGTAACACAAGAGGAAACCTATCATAATATGGTAATACGTTCACATCATTCTTGTACTTTGGATCATACATAAAAAAGTTCATAGTACCCAAAGTTGGGCGCCCAGTTACAAAACCTTCACGCACCAATTGTGCAGAAGGAACGTCACCAAGTTCCTTTACCTTCTGTCGAAACCAACGAACACTACGTTCCTTGCCTCCTGTTTTTTCTAGTACGCTTTCAATTATCTCTGCCATACTAGTATTTATACGTTATCCCAGATGATCTTCTGTAAGAATTTTGAATTCCATATTTCTATCATTGCAAAATTCTATTGCTGCTTCCCACTTTGCTTTGTTCACACCCCATGTACGGACTTCTTGAACAAATCGTGGTGTCTTGCGTTGAGGTTGTTTTGGAGGGCCACATTGTGCTTTTGGTTTTACCTCAATTAGTAGTTTTTTAATCAATCCATCCTTCTGCTTAACTTTAACGTAGAAATCAGGGAAGTAGCGATGGCGTCTACCATCAAGGGGAGATACATAGGGTATAATAATCTCTTCACTACCCCATTCTAGGATAGCATCATTTCTGTCACAATAAACCATGAATTTACGTTCCCAGAGACTCCTATAAATAATATTAGAAGGGTCTCCTTTGTATTTTCGTGGTTTTGATGGAATATATCTTCCTCTGTATGCCATGGCGATATAAATACTTTCACACAATGTATAGGACTATTTAGAATGGCAGTTATACCTACAATCAAAAGAACAAATAGCGGTGCTTCTGGTTCGCCTATGTTGACGTACCCAGAAACACTAGGAACTATGGATAGGCATAAACACTATGTCATGTTTTATATAAATCAAGCGGCCAAATCCAAAATTAATTTTGGGGAAGGTTCATATAATACTAGTCCAAACCCCCCTGGCTCTGTCCGTCCACAGGCAACAACGCTATCTATAAAAAGAGCTCCTACCAAAAGATTATCACAGGCGATTGCATTGTATATGCCTGCAAAACTAGCAGTCGCACATACAGCAAACTACGGCGAACAGGAAATGGGTGCAGTTGTTGCTGGAATTGCATCTACGATTGAAACTCTAAACAGTGGTATGAGTAACGCTGCCATAGCAAAAGAACTTGGTGCCAAGGTAGTAGAAAAGGGTGGAGCCCAACTTGAAAACATGGCACTTGTGGCATTAGACTCTACTATTGCTCCTGGCGCAAAGGCGGCACTTGAAATTAGTAGAGGTACAGTTATGAATAATAGAACAGAGATGGCATTTGAGGGTATTGGTAGAAGAGAGTTTTCTTTTGAATTTAGACTGTTACCAAACAATGCAAAAGAAGCAGAAACAATAGAAAACATTGTAACTGCATTTAGATATCATGCCATGCCAGAAGTAGAAGGTAGTGATTTAAGTGGTAGAACAATGATTACACCTTCAACCTTTGATATCGAATATTTTCCAAACACACACCTTCACAAGATATCCACTTCTGTACTACAAACTGTATCAGTCAGTTATGGTGGAGATCGCCCACAGTTCTTTGACGATGATCACCCTGTAGAAACTCAACTTACACTAGGGTTTAAGGAATTAGAGATTATTACAAAAGAACGCATCGAGGCAGGATTTTAATTATGGCTTATTTTTCTTATTTTCCTAAAGTAGAATATGATGTTCGTGGCACTGGTAATATTACAGTGATGACTAACCTTACTAAAAGGGTTAGACTTAGAGATTATGTCAGATTGAACTCTGTGAACTATGATTTTTACGATGTAAAGGCTGGCGAAACCCCAGAATATATTGCAAACGAATTTTA